CGCTATACTTCACGGCCCGCCGCACTGGCGGGCACATCGCAGCATCAGTCGGGGCGTAGCGCAGCCTGGTAGCGCATCTGCCTGGGGGGCAGAGGGTCGTCGGTTCGAATCCGGCCGTCCCGACCAAAAGCAGCGATAGAACAAGGGCTTGCGCCATGCGGTGCAGGCCCTTTTTCGTTGTGCACCCTATTACCACCCTATCGCCACCCTATCGAGGCAGCGCGATACCTGTGGTGACCGGCTGCCACGGCGCTTCATGGCCGCCCAGGTAATGCTCGGTCATCGATGCGTTGCCGTGCCCCATCAGTGCTTGAATCTGTTCCGTGGTCCAGCCCGCATCGCGCAGCAGCGCACCGCCCAGGCTGCGGATCTCATGGAAGGTAGGGGGCGCATCGCCACCCACGCCGGCAGCATCGCGGGCCTTTGCGAACGCACGCGACAGCTGCTCGGGCAGCACCTGTGTGTGGTGCGCTCGGTCCTTCGCGCGCTTGTCGCTGGGTCTGGCCTTCTCCGGCAGCCGGTGGATCACGAACGGCGAAACCACGTCATCGCGGCACCGGGCCAGCAGGTCGAGCAGCGGGCCAGCCACGGCGATCTGTAGTCGAACGTTCGTCGAGCCCTCGGTTTTTGACGGCACCACCCACAGGTGGCCGTCGCGCACGTCGGCAAACTTCACCGTCACCACGTCCTCGCGGCGCAGCAGCGTCACCAGCGACAGGTCCATGGCGTTGCGCAGCCACGGTGCGGCCTGGTCCCATATGGCCCGGTAGACGTCGAGGGTCAGTCGCACGCGCTTCCGTTCGTGCTGGAACCGGCGAGTCGCCAGCGCGGGGTTGGTGTCGATCCACCCTTCCTCCACGGCGCAGGCCAAGATCCAGCCCAGCACCAGCCGGAACTGCTGGCGCGCGCGGTCGGACTCGGTCACTTCGCGGATGAAGGTGGCGCACACCTTCACCGTCACGTCGGCCACTGCCTTCGAACCAAGCCCGGCCTCGATGCGTCGGATCACGCTTTCGTAGACCTCGGCCGTCTTCGGCGCCCACTTCCTGCCGGGTACGTCATCGCGGCGGAACACGACAATCGCATCAGCAACCGTCTCGCCGGGCGTTATGACCCGGGCCACCAGGTCGTCGGTCGGGATCAGCAGCGCGTTGAGCTTCTTGGCCGCGGCAAACGCTCGGGCCTGGTCGGTGCCCATCCACGTTTCTTTCTTCGTGACCGGATGCCGGTATTTGAACCCGTCCCGGTTGGGATACAGGTTGGCCGGCCATCCCTGGCGGCTCTTGCTTCGTTGCCTCGGTGCCATCGTCAGGCCGCCTCACCCAATACTCGCGCGACAAGATCATCGCCGCCGGCGAGCCATTCGTGTTCGTCGATGAACCAGGTGCCGCCGACCTTGCGACCGGGCAGCTTGCCCTCGCGCAGCAGTCGCTGCAGTACCTGCATTGACGGGCGGCTGCCTTCTTCGAAGTAGCGGGCCAGCCACCGCTCGGGGGTCATCAGTTGCATGCTGGTCTCCTTCAGTTCGTGGCCAGCGCAGCGCGCAGCTGCTCGGTGGCCTGGTAAATCTGGCCGCGCAGGCGCAGCACCTCCGCGCGCAGGCGGATCACTTCATCGGCCGCGACCACCAGCTGCTCGCGCAGCACGTCCTTGGCCGGCTGCTTCATGCGGCGCGGTTCGCGGGGGAAAAGCTGGTCGGGCATGGTTCAAGCTCCAATGCGGGATGCGGCAGCGCAGCTGCGGCTGCAGGCGAGATCCACAGGGATTCGATGCGGGGCTGGTTGGACTGGGCACGCGCGTGCACGTCGACACGGCGCCAGCCCACCAGCGCCTCGTCGTAGAGCGGATGCCGGTACCCACTGAGCAGCACCATGCCGCGAAGCTGCAGCAGCTGGTCCAACAGGGCTACATGCTCGGCGTCTTCCAGCTCATGTGCGTAGACCTTCCGGTGGTCGCCGGCGCGGGTCTTCAGCACATAGGGTGGGTCGACGTAGAACAGGGTTTCCGGCGAGTCGAACTGCGCGATGACGTCGATCGCGGGCTGCTGGTCGATCAGCACATCGCGCAGGCGATCGACATAGGCGGGGATGTGCTGCGGCCAGCCGCGCCACATGCTGGTGGGCGTGTGGTGGGTGGGGCCTGCGCGCCAACCGTTCCGGGCCAAGCGCTTCTTGGCGCCGATCGCCTGGGCGGTGCGGATCACCATGCGGCGCGCGGCTTCGACAGGCTCGGGGTGGTCCTCCCACGCCTGCACGAACTCGGCGCGGGAATAGGGCGTCATCATCAGCGACAGCCGCAGCTGCTCGGCCTTCGCTGGATCCCGCAGCACGCGGAAGAAGTCGACCACGTGCTGGTCGAGGTCGTTGTAAACCTCGATCGCGGATGGCCGCTTCCGCAGCAGCACCGACATTGCGCCGCCGAACGGCTCGACGTAGCAGTGGTGCTGCGGCATGTGGCCGATGATCCAGTCGGCCAAGCGCCACTTGCCGCCGTGGTACCGGAGCGCGGGGCGGGTAATCATGCGGCAGCCCTCAGTGCCTGGATGACTTCACAGGCCTTCGGCGGGCACACCGCGTTTCCCATCATCTGCATGCCGTCCTTCTTGTTTGTCGGCAGCAGGTAGTGCTTCGGGAAGCCCATGGCGATCTTGGATTCCTCAACCGAAACCATGCGCATGCGGTCGCCGTCGATGATGCTCCAGCGGTCACGGGTAGTGATCGTGCCGATAGGGCGGTCCAGCGATCGACCAGTCAGGCCGGAGCCGGTGCCGAAGTAGGGCGCCACGAAGCGATCGCCGAATGCCGCGCGGCCTGCGCGCACCCGGGCGATGGTCGCCGCGGCGCGGCCAGGCCGTTCAACGGGCGTCCAAGTGCCGGCGTCGAAGTCGATGAAGCTGCTCGCAGGAACATGCGGCATCTTCGGCAGCGTCAGCTCCAGCGGATGCTTGCTCTTGGTGAGCACGATGAAAATGCGGACGCGGTGCTGCGGGACGCCGAAGTCGGCGGCATCCAACAGGTGCGGGCTGACTGCGTAGCCCAGCGCAGTGACCGCGGCGCACCACGCTGGGAACAGCTTCCACTTCAGGAAGGCCGGAACGTTCTCGACCAGGGCGGCCTCGGGCGACTTGCATTCCAGCGCCGACACAACCGCCCAGGCGGTTGAGCGCGTAGCGTCATGGTGCGGGCGTTCCTTGCCGCGGGCCGGTGTGTGGCCCTGACATGCCGGCGATGCCAGCAGCAGGTCGAAGTCGGGGAGCTGCGTCCAGTCGGCCTGCTGCAGATCCTGGCAAACGTGCTGGGCGCGCGGATGGTTTGCCGCGTGCGTCTCGACGGCTGCAGGCCAATGGTTCGCGGCCCACACCACTTCGCAGCCAGCCTGCTCGGCGCCCTCAGTGAATCCGCCGCCACCTGCGAATAGATCTATTGCCTTCATACGAACAGTTCCAGTTGGGCCGGCAGCGCCGGTGCGCACGGCAGCGCCGGCCGCGGGGTGGGGGCAGTGGCACGCCTGCGTGCGTGCTGTGCAGCGTTGAAGGAGAACCAGTAGCCGAGGCCGTGCCGGCGGGCGCGGCACTCGGCCAGGAACACGCGGGCGGTGTGCTTGGCCTGCTCGTATGCGTCCATCAGACCACCGCCTTTCGCCAGCACCAGCGCAGCCCATTGCGAGCGGCGCGGCATGCGCGGCTGATCGCCCATAGCGCGCCCATGCCGGCCAGGAACCCGGTACCGGCGATCGACCAGGTCAGTGCAGCGGTGAGCAGCTGGTCAGCCATGGACGGCCACCTGCGGCAGCTGCACACGCCCACCTGGGCGCACGGTGGCCAGAGTCGCCGGCGCTGCCTCGGCCTCGATCAGGGCATAGCCGATGGCGTCGACGCGTTCGCGCAGCCGGCGGCGTGCGATAAGCAGCTGCAGCGCGATGTGCCGGCGGTGGTCGTTGAGCTGGAACGTCCGCGTCTCGATGTGCAGCTTTCCGGCCAGGTCGCGACGGAACAGGCGGTAGGTGAGGACGTGGCCGCCCAGCACCTTGTCGATGGACCGGCCCCAGGCGAAGCCCTCGGTGCGCTTCGGCAGCCGGCGGTCGTAGCGGTGGTGGGTCATGCCGTGTGCTCCAATGCAGTCAGCAGAGCGTCGGCCCATTCGACAGCCTGATCGGCCAGTTCTGCCTTCGTACCGCCTGCCTGGGAATCGGAAGCAAAACCCTGCAGCACCATCGCCGCGATCAGCTGGCGTTTCGTCAGGCCGCCCAACGCGGTGCCGTGTTCGCCCCACGGATAGGCCAGCTCGTCTCCAATGTTCATGCGTAGCTCCGAAGGGGCACGCGGCGCACTGGCCCGTGCCACAGGTTGGTGAGGTTGTTGAGGCGCACCTGCAGCGGGTCGCGGCGCAGGGGGCGCAGCGGGTCGTGCAGGCGGCGCTCGGTGTTCCGGCAGGGCGCGCACGCGGCGGTGGCCTTGCCGTTGATCAGGGGAAAGAACCGCAGCGGCAGCCGGGCCGCGCACTTCGTGCAGGTCTTCATGCTTCAGTCCCCAGGTAGAACGGGTCGATCTTCCAGCCGGCCTCGCGCGCCGCACGCAGCCGCAGCTCGTTGGCGTCGAACTCGTCCAGCTGCAGCGCGGTGATGGCGCCCTCGACGTGGTGCGGTTGCAGCGGCCGGTCAGTGCGCTGGAAGACGCGCCACACACTGAAGGGCTTGCAGCCCCACGCGGTGGACAGCGCGCCCAGGCTCTTGCCCTCTTCGTGCACGTAGCGGCGCACCAGGTCGCGGGCGGTGGCGTTCGGCGGGATCGGCTTCCGCATGGCAGCCTTCACCCCTGCGCGCCGGCCGCTCACGCTGCCACCTGCTGGTGATCGCCAGCGCGCAGGCTGCGCTCGAAGCCCAGGACCATCTGCCGGAACGGTTCCAGGTCGGTGCGCAGCTTGGCGATGAACGCCTCGTCGCGCTCGAAGCGGCGCCACCACAGCTGCTTGCCCACGGCGGCCAGCGCCGGGCAGTACAGGCCGATGTGCCACCACTGCCGGCCGGTCAGCCACATGCAGCCCTGGGCCTGCTCGAACACCTCGCTCGCATCGTTGTCAATGTGGAAGGCGCGCAGCTTTTCGGGGTTGATGAAGCACTTGTATTCGCTGCCGCCGTCCTCGCCGATGAAGCCGTCGGCCGAGCATCCGTAGTCGCCGCACTCGCTCAGTACGAACCCGGCGCGCTTCACCAGCAGGCCGGACTGCACCTCATGCTCGGCGCGGGCCTCCGGTTCCAGCTCGTGCCCGCGACGCATGGCGAAAGTCTCGAATCCCTCGTCCAACGGCTCGCCGCTGATGCGCTCGATGGCCAAGCGGAAGGCGTAGTTCTTGGATGCCTCGCTGAAATCGCCGATGGGCTCGCCGGCGATGGCCTTCTCGATGATGGCCGAGCGCGGCACCGCCTTGTAGCCGGCGCGCTCCATGGCGGTCTTCTCGGCCAGGCCGGACAGCACCGCGTCCACATAGGTGCGCTGCTGGTCGGTCAGCTCGCCCACGCGCGAACGCGCGGTGGCGAACATGCTGGCCGTGATGATGCCGGCGCGGGCGCGGTGCCACGCCTCGCTGCCCTGGTCGCACCCGATGACGATCACAGCGGCACCTCTTCATCGGCTGCGGTCTGCTGGTCGCCTTCTTCGACTACGGTGGCGCTGGCGCGTTCGGCGATGCCCTTCAGCGTTTCGTGGCCCGCGCTGCCGATCAGCTGTCGCTGCTCCTTGGTCAGGCGGCCCCAGGCGCCCTCGTATTCCTCCATTCCGCAGTCGGCGAAATCCTTCAGGCTGGCGTACAGCGCCTGGCGCTCCGGGGTGTCTTGCGGCTCGGCCTGCTGCTGGCGGGTGATGGCGCCAGCGGTGGAGGGGCGGCGATCAGCGCGCACGGATTCGGCATCGATGATGTCCTTGCCTTCCATTTCCTCGGCGGTTGGCTGGGAGCCGACCGCTTCCGGGAACGCCTTGCGCAGCGCCTGGGCCTCGGCACACTTCGCGAGCTGGCCGAAGGCGCGCTTCTCCCACATGGCGTTGGGACTGCCATCGCTCTTGGACGCGTAGTTCTCCAGCCAGTATTCCTTGGCGGAGAACTCCACCACCTGGTTACCGAGCAGCTTGCGGACCGTGACGCGACACCACTCCGGATAGTGGAGCTGGAACGGCTGCTGCGTCTTCTGCCTGCGGCCATTGGGGCCGTTGGACCAGACGTCACGCACGGATTCCATGGTGCAGGTCGGTCCGAACTCGGGTTCGCTGCAGCCAGCGTACTGGCCGGTGCGGGAAGCGTTGATGCGGTACAGGCCGATGCCGGGCATGACCACGTCGCGCATGCCGTTGACGGCGCTTCCGTCGGGGTTCTCGCCGATCTTCACCTTCATCGGCACGATGTGCACCGGCTTGGTCATCGGGTCGAGCCCGGCCGCCTGGCAGTAGCTCAGCACCATGTCGATGGACGCATCACTGGCGCCCGGGTACAGGCTCGACTTCAACGCGCCGCGGATGGCTTCGGCCTGCTCGCTGGTCATCAGGGCGCCGGCAGCGGCGCGGGTGGTCATCTGGTTCATGGGTGCCTCAGTAGCGGATGGCCACGGCCGGGACCTTGCCCTGCACGATGGCGGTGATGACGGCGGCGGCGATTTCGTCTTCGATGCCCAGGGCGACCAGGGCGGCGACGGCGGCGCGGTTGATCAAGCGGCGGTGTTCGATGTCGGCGGCGCGTGCTTCGTCCTCACGGCGCTGCGCATCGGCCTTGGCCTGGCGTTCGCGCTCGGCGCGGTCGGCCTCTTCTTTGGCGCGGCGCTCCGCAGCAGCGACGGCCTCGGCCTTTTCGCGTTCGGCACGCGCTGCTGCGTCCTTGGCGCGCTGCTCGGCTTCGGCTGCCTCACGGGCTGCGCGCTCGGTGGCTTCGCGCGCCTCACGTTCGGCACGCTCCACGGCAGCAGCTGCCTCGCGCTTCGCTTTCTCTGCGGCCTCAGCCTGCAGGCGGGCCTCGCGCTCGACGCGCTCACGCTCGGCCTGCTCAGCTGCAACGCGCTGGCGCTCTGCCTCTTCAGCGGCGCGCACGGCTTCCTCGCGGGCGCGGATCTCTTCTTCCTTCCGGGCGATCTCGGCCAGGCGGGCCGCTTCGGCCTCAGAACGGGCGCGTTCCTCGGCCTCGGCGCGCTCGCGCTCAATGCGGGCCTGCTCTTCTTCCCAGTCGGTGAGCGGCTTGCGCACTTCGTCGCGCAGCGCGTCCAGGGTGTCGCGGGCCTTCTTGCGGGCCGAGTCGATGTCGCCGGTCTGCTTCTTCAGGTCGGCCACCAGCGCCTTGCCGGCGTCATCGATGGCGGTCTTGGAGCGCGACACCTTATAGGCGATCGAGGCGATTTCCTTGCGGCCGGCAACCGTCTTGACGTTCGGTACCAGGGTGACGGCCTCAGCGCGGATGCGGGCCAGCAGGTCGTCCAGTCCGCCGCCGGTGAAGACCTCGACGGCGTTGACGGATTCGAGTGGAATCAGGGCTTCGGACATGGCAGTTCCTTTGTCGGGTGGGAATAGATGCCGGCGTCGTGGAATCCCGGCCGGCGCGGGGCCCGTGAGGGCGGGGGAATGCGTTACGCGGCCAGGTCGGCCTGCTGCGGAGCGGCGCTCGGCGGCGTGAGGGTCAGACGCACCTCACTGCGGCGCCATGCAGAGATCAGCTCGGCGTCTTCGTCCTCGTCGAGCAGCACCGAGACGGTGAAGCCCATGGCCACGCTGCCGCCTTCGAGCGGCTTCCAGGTGATCTTTTTCACCTTGGCGTCGGCGAAGAACACCGGCTCGATGTGGTCCATCAGCGAGCCGATCGACAGCTCGTAGCCTTCGAACTTCCCGGTGATGTCCTGCTCGCCCAGCAGCGGCAGATTCAGCGCCACCAGGTCGGTGCTGCCTTCCATCGGCAGGTTCTGCTGCTGGCCCTTGTCGGCCTTCTTCCAGAACGCCGGCAGGATGGCCGGGTCGATGGTGTTGAGGATCGTGTTCGGAGCGTTCAGCGAGAACTTCAGGTCAGCAGCGGCCGCGTCTTCGTCGCCGTGCTTTTCCTTCCGCAGGTTCAGATGCGAGAACACCGCATCGTGTTGATCGAGTTGGAACATCGGTGGTGCCTCTCGTAGGAGCCGGCCGCGCCGGCGGGAAGTCAGGACCAGCCCAGCGGCCAGCACATGGCGGCTGCGAGCAAGGCGGTGATGGCGTAGCAGGCGAGGCAGGCGGCGACGTCGCGCCAACCGCGGCAGCCGAAGAAGGTCAGGAGGCGCACGCGGTGTCCTCCTGCTGGATGCGGGCGACGATCCGGGACGTGTGCAGGTAGCTCTTCCCGGTCGCCTTCGCGATGGCTGCCGTGGTGTAGCCAGCGGCCAGCAGCTGACGCACGCGTCGCTCGAAGATCTCGGCAGCGCGGCGGGTTCCCTTACTCGCCATCGTCGGTTTCCTCCACGCACAGGCCGTCCACGGCCTCGCGGTTGTGATCTGTGTCGGTGGGTTCGCAGGCCGCCAGAGCGGCGTCCAAGCGATCGCCGGTGGTGATCACGTCGACCAGATCGCTGGAGTCTCGGTAGGCGCGTGCTGCGGAGCGGACGTTGGCGAAGGCCATGCGCACGGCGTCGATCTGTGCAGCGGCGTCAGCCAGGCCCTGTTCCTCGCGCAGGTAGTGCGCGCAGTTGTCGAGGGCGGCATCCACGCCGATTGCCAGCAGCCCGGCGCTCACGACAGCACCGCCTGCGCCAGCACAGCGGCCAGCACGCCCAGGCAGAACGACAGGCCATTGGCGACGACAGTGGCCACCACGTGGTGGCGCTGCTCGCGTTCGGCGGCGGTCATGCCGCCACCTGCTGCAGTGCCATTTCCAGCAGCTGCGCGTCGATCACCGCGGCCTCGTCGCGGGCCAGCCGGTACAGGTCCAGCAGCACGCCCGAGCCCATCAGGTCGGCCGGGTCCGTGTGGTGCAGCCGGTGCAGCGCCAGCGACACCTCGGTGTAGTGGGTACCGCTGAAGGTGCCGGCCGTCAGTTCCTCGGCCTCGCGCAGCTTGGCCGGGTCGGTGCGGTAGGCCTTGGCTAGGTCAGCGGCCTGCTCGGCGCGGTATTCCTGACCGAAACGCGGATCTTCCTGGTTGTCCCAGTTGCGCTGGGCGCTACGTGCCCGGTCGCTGTATGGCTGCAGTGCCATGGTGAACCCCGTCATATGGCCCGGGTGGGCCGACGGGAGTGAGATTAGGGGCGCTAATCTTCCGTGTCAATAGGGGCGCTTATATTGGTGCGCGCCACCACGCCTGGCTTCGGGTGTCAGGGCTTTCCAGCCTTGCAGCCAGCGTGACCCATCAAGATCAGGGGGATGTGGAACGAAAGCCAAAGCGCAACCCCTGCGGCAGCTGCGTCTCTGACAGATTTGTACTCATCCGGTGCCCACCAGAGCGCGGCCTTAACACCGCTGTAGGCCATCACGCCAAAGCCAATGGCTGCCGCAAAAAAGTAAACGTAGGCCAGATACTCACGACGTTTTGAACGCTTGTAGTCGTTGGGCAGCATGTTCAAAGCATGCAACCAACTCGCTGAGAAGTGACAGGCCAGAATCATGTGCAGAGCTGCTAAGAGACAGCCCGTGCTTAGGATTCCCAACACGATGGGAAATGCCATTTTCATGATTGCTTCTGCCAGCTCGGGCGTTTTCCCTGGTCGCATGGGAACATGCGCGCGATTCCGAGCATTGCGAAATTCGCTGCGTAGGTTTGCTCCCAGTCGGGCACATCCTCATAGATCTTCGCGTGCCGTCCGATCTCCTGATCTAGGGCGGTACGAAGAAGAGCTGCATCAATTGTCACGGAGGAGGGGACGCAGGCATGCACATCACCCGTCACCTTGATCGGTTCATCAGAATAACTGCGCTGGCCAAACAAAACCTCTTCAACCCCTTGGAAGTACCCGGTGAGAATAAGGCGTGCAACCTTAGACTCCATCTCATCCGATGACTCAGACTGCGCTTTCACCTTCCGGTAGTTTTCGACAGAAAGTGCATTTGCGGAGAACGGCAACACTGTCACCAAGGCCAGTGCAAGAGCGCAGGTCTTCATTCTTCCCAGCTCCCTATCCACCTCACCCTGCCGATAATATGAATCGGGTGTCGAGGGCTATCCATACGCTTAGGCTTCCGCCAGTTGTGATCGCCGCTGGGGTTGTCGGCCTTGAAGAACACGAGATCGTCGATCACCTCGCAGCGCTTCACCTGGTACTCCTTGGCCGCGCCGCCGCCGTCGACCATGATCACGTATAGATGACCGTCGCGTGGGCGGGTGTCTGTAGTGTCGAAAAGAACAGCATCACCGCTGTGGATGCGCGGCTCCATGCTGTCGCCGCGGCCATACATCACTGCCAGCGCGTCTGGGCGCAGCCGCTTCCTCGCCAGCGACTCGGCGCGGAACTTCAAACGGTGTGTTTCCGCATACTCTTGGGCTTCTGGACCGCCCCCAAGGCCCATCGCCTGGGCATAACCTTTAATGTCGGCCCAGTCGCCGCTATCGGTAGGCGGTCCGAGAAGCTGCTGCTCCGGTAGGTCACGACGCACATCGGTGTCGTTGATACCCAGCAAGCGGCAGAACACCAGCAGCGTCCGATAGTTCATCGGGATCTTGCCGTTGAGGTACTGGCTCACCGCGCCCTGCGTGATGCCCAGCTCGTCGGCCACTTGGTCTTGCGTCAACCCAAGGGACCGCGCACGGGCCTGCCACTCCAGTTTGAGCTTTGCGGCAGCGGCTACATCCGCCGGGGTGGGCTTCGCTTTACGGCTGTTTTCCATATCAGGAACGCTAATTGGACCGGGTTCAGGAAGCCATGAGGGGCGCTATTGATCTTTCACATCAGGGGCGCTAATAATGCCGCCCATGGACATCGCCACCTACCGCAAAGAAAAGGGGCTGTCGCAGTCGGCTTTCGCCGATCTGCTGACGGCATCGGGCTCACCGGCTACGCAGGGCCTCGTCTCCCAGTGGGAGAAGGGCGCAACGATCCCGGCCGAACGGGTCGTGGAGATCGAGAAGGCGACGGGGGGAGAGGTTAAGCGCCACTCCCTCCGCCCCGATCTCTGGCAGACCCCGGAAGCCGAGGCTGCCGCCTGACATGTGCGCCGGTCGCGCTACTGCGGGTTGCCGATGGTGCGGGAAAGGGAGGCCAGTTCCTTCTTCGCAACGGACGGGCCTGTGTATGCAGCTGCGTCTCGCAGTTGCGCCTGGATCGCTGCCGCTGCGGGAGATCCAGGAATGAGCGCCTTGCTCAGCAGCACCAGCAGTTCCTGCAGTGCTTCGCCCTTCGCCTCGGCCTGCCGCAGGCGCAGTTCCAGCTTCTTCGTGTCGTACATCGGTGACTCCTGTGTCGGTTTGGTGGGTGTTGCAGGCCGAACGTACACAGGTTGGGGAAGGCTTCAATGGTCGGCCCCGACCGCTCGTCGGGCAGGGAAGGGGATCACCACCCCGGGCACCTTGCGGCGCCGTCTCGGCCTCACCACCTGGCCGACCGGCCGCACGTCGACCCGCTCGCCGACCCGCTTCAACACGAACCACTTCCCACCCATTCGCATGAGCGTCAGGACGTTGGCTCCGGCCAGCTGATTCGTTTTCGCCACAGGGCTGCACTCCGATTTGGGGATGCGGCCATTTTCAGAACCAGTCAGGGGAACGCAGGGGAAAACGTCTTCCCCCGCATTCCCGCCCACGGGATAACTGCATGAAAAGCCTAACAATTACCTACGATGACGGCATCGCGCGCAACAGGTCGTTGCGTGAGCACATCGCGGCCCAGGTGTACGCCGGCGCGGGTGTGACTGCGATTGCCGGTCGGCTCGACATGGCCCCTTCGAAGCTGAGCGAGAAGCTGGCCGGCTGCGACAGCGGTGGCAAGCCGCGTGGCCTGTCGATCGACGACCTGGAGCGCTACATCGCCGAGACGAAGGATGTCACGCCGATCCACTACCTGATCGAGCGATACCTGATCTCCCCCGAAGCGCAGCACGCCGAGGCGCTGGCTCAGTTCTCGAAGCTGGCCGCGCTGATGGAGCCGCTGGCCAAGAGCCTGGGAGCGAAGTGGCCATGAATGCCAACACGATCAACTTGGCCGACGAGCGGCGCGAGCGGCGCATTCGCGAGCTGGCGGCCGCCATGAGGGTCGCCCGGTCATGCGGCGACCGACCGGCGCTGCGGCGCTTGTGGAGCGAGCTGCGCGCTTCGGTTCTGGCCCGTTCCCCTGAGCAGGTGCGTGCCATGGAGCAGCGCATGGGCATGCAGGAGGGCGGGTGCCATGGCTGAGGCAGACGTTCGCCAAGCCAAGGGCCGGTATCGCAAGGTCGAGGTGCGCACATGGGGCGACGAGAAGTTCCGCCGCCTGACGCCGATCCCGCCTTGCGGCCAAGGCCTGTGGCTGTTCCTGATCACCGGCCCCCACACCGGGCCGATCCCCGGGCTGTTCCGTGCTGGTCGTGCGGCGATGGCCGAGGAACTGGATTGGGAAGTGGAAGACTTCGATAAAGCCTTTGGGGAAGCCTTCCGCGAAGGCATGGTTAAAGCCGACTTCAAAGCCCGCGTCGTGTGGGTGCCGAAGGCTATCAACCACAACCGACCCGAGTCGCCCAACGTGGTGCTGAGCTGGGCCGCTGAGTTCGACCTGATCCCCGAGTGCGCCCTGAAATGGGAAGCGCTCGAAGTGCTGAGAGCCTTTGTTTACGGGCTCGGAGAGGCTTTCGCAAAGGCATTCGATAGGGCTTTCGGTAAGGCTTCCCCGAAGGCTTTGCCGAAGACTATGCCTAATCAGGAACAGGAACAGGAACAGGAACAGGAAGAAGATGAAGCCACTGACGTGGCTTTGCCGACAGCAGACGGCGATGCCGCTGCTGACGCCGATGGCGAAGAGGGCGGCGATGCAGGGGAGGGTGAGGACCTGCTGGGCAAGGTGCCGAAGAAGGTCGGCACGCCGCCATGCCCGCACCTGAAGATCATCGACCTGTACCACGACATCCTCCCGGAACTGACCGAGGTCCGTGTGTGGGAGGGCGAGCGCGAGCGAAAGCTGGCGGCCCGCTGGAAGGGCGACAAGGCGCGGCAGAACCTGGACTGGTGGCGCAGCTTCTTCGAGTCCGTGCGCGGCATGCCGTTCCTGATGGGCGAGCGCACTGGCCGTGACGGCAGGGCCTTCACCTGCACGCTGGAATGGCTGGTCAGCCCGAAGAACTTCGCCAAAGTCATCGAAGGCAACTACGTGGACCTGCGCCGATGAACGCACTCCGCGAACAAGAGCCCATGCGCGGCCCCTTCAACCTCGACGCCGAAACGGCGGTGCTGGCGGGCCTGCTGCTGCACAACGCTGAGCTGGCGAACGTCCAGGACTGGCTCGGTGCAGACGATTTCTACTCCCCGGACAACCGCACCATCTATGCCGCGATCGTGGAGCTGACCGGCGCGAACAAGCCTGCGGACGGCGTCACTGTTGGCGAGTGGTTGCTGGCGCAGGGCGGCGAGGACGGCGACCGCCTCGCGACAATGGCAATGGAGCTGGCATCTACCGCCTACACCGCCTCGAACGTCGTCTCCTACGCCGAGGTGATCGTCGAGCATTCGCACATGCGGCAGTTCATCGACACCTGCCAGAAGGCTCTCGCCGCAGCCCAAGGCCGCCGCGGTCACTCCGCGGAACAACTGGCCGCACACCTCGCCACGCGATTGGGTGCCATCGCGCCAGTTCGGGCGACGGGCCTGCGGCCTTACCGCGAGGTTATGAACCGATTCGCCACCCAGATGGCTGAGCGTCACCAGCATGGCCGTCGTGTGGGCATGCCGACGCCGTGGGCTGACGTGAACAAGGCCATCGGTGGACTGTTGGACGGCCAGGTGATCGTGCTGGCTGCGCGTTCGAACATCGGCAAGTCGCTGCTGGCCTTCCAGCAGGCGCGCTTTACCGGGTTGCGTGGTGATCCAGTGGCGGTGTTCTCCATGGAAATGGTCGACACGGACGTGGCTGCACGCGACGTAGCTGCGCTGGGAGAAGTGCCGCTGCAGTGGATCATCGGTCAGGACGAAGGTGCCACCGCGGAAGACGCGGACCTCTACTGGACGCGCAGCACCGAAGCGATCCGCAGCATGATGGGCGCCTCGATCTTCCTGGACGATGACCCGCAACTGTCGGCGCCTCAGATCGTCGCGCGCGCGAAACGTGCCCATGCACGCAAGCCGCTGCGACTGGTCGTCATCGATCACCTGCACGAAATGTCGCTGCCAGGAAAGCAGGACGAGGCGCTGGAGCGCGGGCAGGCGCTGCGCGACATCAAGGGGCTGGCCAAGTTCCTGAAGTGCCCTGTGCTGGTGCTGGCTCAGCTCAATCGAGCGGGCGCGAAGGGTGAACGCCCGAAGGTGACCGACATCCGTGGATCGGGCGGCATCGAAGAAGTGGCCGACGTGATCCTGTTCGTCCACCGGCCCGACGTCTACAACCCAACCGACCGGCCTGGCCTGGTCGAGGTAATCGTGGGCAAGGGCCGGAACATCCAGACCGGCACCGTCGTTTCGCTGCGCAACGAGTACCAGTTCCAGCGTGCCGTCGATTGGGACGGACCCGCGTTCGAGTTCGAGCAGACCGCTCCGCCGGCAAAGCCGCAGAGGCAGTTGGCGCAGCGTCTCGGCAGCCGTCGTCGCAGCCAAGGAGACGACGAATGACCCTGACCGCTGCAGCGAAGAAGATCCGCGCCAAGCGCGCACGCCGGCCGATCTACCTGGTGGTGGCCAAGCTGATCGACCCGAACACCGGTGAGCTGGTGGGCGCCCTGGTGCCGGCCCATGCCGTCGACCAGCGTCTGCTGCGCGATCGAAAGTTCCGCGTGGGCCGGGAGATCCGCGGCGAGCTGAAGCAGCCGCGGGAGGAATGGCAGCACCGCCTGATCCACAAGATCGGGCACCTGATGGTCGACAACGTGGAAGGCTGGGAGCAGCTGGACGCGCACGACGCGGTGAAGCGCCTGCAGCTGGACGCCGACGTGTGCTGCGAGACGGTGGAAATGGACGCCACGCCGGTCATCGCCGCGGTGCTGGACGCCTGCGAGGCGTTGCTGGGTGCTGGCGCCCGCAAGGTGCTGGCCGGCGTGCTACCGGAGATCCGCACCATCCCGGTCAAGCGCGCCGAGAGCCTGTCATTCGACGAGATGGAACAGGCCCGGTTCCAGGAGCTGTTCGACGGCCTGACCGAGTACATCGGAGGCCACTACACCCACGTGATGCTCGACGACGTGCGCGCCGAGTTCTGGAACATGGCTGGGCAGAACAGGAGGGTGGCGTGAAACGGCGGGTCACCTCAAACCCTGTTGTAGCCGCGGTAGCCTCGGTGCTTGGCGTCGATATCGATCAAGTCGTTGTAGAGCTTGAGGGTCTGCTTCAGGTATCCGTCCATGATTTCATCATCAAACTCTCCATCTTCAAGTCGATCACCGAAGGTGAGCAGCGCCTTGTGGTACTGCGCCAGCTGCAAGGCAACCTGTCGAAGTTGCAACCAAACCGGCAGATAGTCGGCATGCGGAAGGATGTCCAGGCTCAGTTCCATCGCGCCATCTGCAATCGACTTCCACTCGGCTTCATGCCCGAACATCGCGAGTCCACGGCGTCCGGCATTAGTGGCCGCGCTTTCATGCAATTCTCGAGCGCTGTCAGCAAGGTAGCGAGCCAGCACGATGAACTGATCGGCAGAGTCTCGCTTCTTGGCTGCGTCAATCCATCGAGGGACGAATGCGGTTGCCAGAATGGCGACGACCGACATCACCGCCTGTACCCAAGCGGGCCAATCAATATCGACGGGCGGCCGAGGTTGCGGTGGATGTTTGCTCGTAATCGCCCAGACCGCTATCGCTCCGGCGATGAAGGCCATCACCGCGACCACCGCCCAGTCTCTATCCGTCCGTCCCTGTTTCATAGCTTCCCCCTGTTGTTGGCACGGATTCTACCGTCCGGGGTGGCTGCGTGAGGACCAAGAATTCGAAGGCCTTAACCCCGGCCGAGAAGCGGCACGTAGACGCGGTAAAGCTGCTGCCTTGCAGCGTCTGTAGCCGACCTGGCCCCAGCGACGCCCACCACATCAACCAGGGACAGCACTTCACCACCGTGGCGCTGTGCAAGGACTGCCACCAGGGCAGCTTCAACGGCATCCACGGCCAAAAGCGCATGTGGCTGGTCATGAAGATGGACGAGCTGGCCGCCCTCAACGTCACCCTTTCCCGGCTGCAGCTCCAGGAGGCCGCACGATGATCCACCTCACCCTCCCGTATCCCATCAGCTCGAACCGTTACTGGCGTGCTGTGATCATCAAGGGGCATGCCGTCATGGTCCCGACCAAGGAGGCCAAGGCCTACAAGGCCGAGGTTGCCTGGCTGGCCAAGGCTGCAGGGATTGGCCAGCCGCATGCTGGGCGCATTGCGCTGACCATCCGCCTGTTCCCGAACCTGCCGCAGGACTGGGCGAAGCGCGCGCGCCGCGACCCGCACACCTGGGACGACACGGTGCAGTGCATCGACCTGGGCAACTGCGAAAAGGTGCTGTCCGATGCCCTCAACGGCGTGGCGTGGGTAGACGACAAGAAGCACCGCCGCATCCTGCTCGAGCGCATGGAGCCGGACGCCAAGGGCGCCCGCGTCGAACTGGTCATCGAACACCTGGCCGCGGCACCCAGTCTGTTCGGCGAGGCCGCCGCGTGACCACAGCCGAAGCCCGCACGCGGAAGCGATACAACGCCTACCTGCGCCGGCATGGCCGGTGCGCGGTGTGCACCATGCGTGCCGCCGGCAGCAGCCCGGCGCACTGCAAAGGCTGGCCCGACCGGCAGGGGAGCTGCGATACAGACGGCCTGCTGCCGGTGTTCCGATTCGACGAGAACGTGCTGAAGGGGATGCGCGATGCAGACTGACTATTTCGGGGCTTACGTGCGCGCTGAACTGGAGCACTGGGGACGCGAGTTTGCCCTGCACCGGGACTGCGAGTACCTCGGGCACCAATCGAAGAACCTTCTGGCGGTGCTGATGGAGCACCACGAAATGCCTGGGCGCGCGCAGGGTTTTAAACCCATGGAAACCGATCCGCGCGCCCAGGCCATCGAGGACATCGTGTGCGACATCGCTCGCACCGACATCAATCTGGCGTGCGTGCTTCGGGGCTACTACTGCGGGTCAGGCCGGCGGAAGGAGGAACGCTGGGAGCAGGCGCGGCAGCTGCTGCAGCTGATGGGGCAGCGGCCGGTTTCGGTGCGTCAGTACCTGGTGCTCGTAGAGCTGGGGTTTCAGCGGGTGAGGGGGCGGCTGGAAGCTGGGGCACGGGCGGCGTAGCGGCCACCTGCCTTTCGATGGCAGCAATGACGGGAACCATCACCCAGAGCTGAAGCGACATGGATGCTGCAAGCCCCAACAGCGCTGAAAGCATGAAGGCTGGCACATATCTCTTGGATCCTGGTTTCGCGAATCCCAAGAAGAACGAATTCACGTGGACCGTAATGAAAAGGGTGAGCGCGAGAGTCAGCGCTAAGGACGCCCAATAGGCTGGCGCAGATTGGTAGGTTTTCCCGATGAACGAGAAGAGGCCTGCCAACGTAGCGAGCTCGGCGCCATTCTTCACCGTCTGGATTACGCTGACTGTCGCCAGCTCGAAATCAGTTCGCGGTCCCCAACCGTACTTTTTCTTGTCGTCCATGGCTCATGTTGTTGACAGGTGTGCACCTCAAGCGTACCGTTTCGGGCACGATCAGATTAGAGCCTCCGGCGAACCCGGGGGCTTTTTCTTTTCCACCCATTCCAGCGGCTCGCCCTCACCGGCGGGCCGTTTTCCGTTTCTGCGGGCGTAGGCCAGAGGTCCAGGCTGCCGGGCTCATAACCCGGAGATTCGCCGGTTCGAATCCGGCCCCCGCAACCATCCACGCCCGTCCACCCTCACCGGACCAATTCGCCGAGCCTGCCGGGCTGCGGTGACGGGCACCTATCGACCAATCGGGGAGGGCGTCATGCCGAACCGGACAAACCATGGAACCGACATGCGGGGAGAAATCATTGACGCGGTGGGGACCGCAGCCCTGAAGGTCACGCCGCCGGTAACGGTGGCCACGGCCGTCGCATCGGGGTTCACCCTGGACAAGGCGGTGCTGGTGCTGACTGCCATCTACCTGGTGGGCCAGATCGGCTACCTGGTGTGGAAGTGGATCCGCGAATGGCGCCAGGCGCGCCGAGGCGGGGTGATCGGATGAAGGGCAAGGTGATCGGCGGCAGCGCCGCAGCTGTCATCGCACTGGCCGCCGCGGCGCTGGTGAAGCCATGGGAGGGCTACTCGCCCACGCCGTACATCGACATGGTCGGTGTGGCCACCCACTGCTACGGCGACACCAGCCGGCCGGACAAGGCGGTCTACACCGAGCAGGAGTGCGCCGAGAAGCTCAACAGCCGCCTTGGCAGCTACCTGACCGGGATCAGCCAGTGCATCAAGGTGCCGCTGCGCGAACGCGAGTGGGCCGCGGTCCTGAGCTGGACCTACAACGTGGGCGTGGGTGCTGCCTGCCGCTCGACGCTGGTGGGCCGGATCAACGCTGGCCAGCCCGCCGCGAGCTGGTGCCCGGAGCTGGACCGCTGGGTGTACGCCGGTGGCAAGCGCGTGCAGGGCCTGGTGAACCGCCGGGCCGCTGAGCGCCGGATGTGCGAGGGCCGGTCGTGAAGCGCGTTGCCATCACAGTCGCCGCGTTCGTCCTGTGGTCCGGCGCCATGGTCGGCGTTGGCTGGGCCTGGCGCAGTGATCGTGCAGAGGGCAGGGAGGCCACCCGGCGCGCCGCCGGTGCCGAGGCAGCCGCAGCCCAGGTGAACCAGACCCGTGCCACCGAGCACGCCAAGGCCGAGGCACTGGCCACCATCGGAGCGAAGCATGAAGAAGACCGCACTGCGGCCGCGACCGTCCCAGCTGCTGTTGTGGCTGACCTGCGCGCTGGGCGTCTCCAGCTGCGCGACGACCTCGCCACCTGCAGCACCAGCCTCCTGTCCCAAGCCGTCGCCGGCGCCGTCGAACGTGATGCGCACGCCGAACTACGAGCAGAGGTTGCGGGAGCTGCTGTTCAAATCGGCCGCGACGCCGACGACCACGTCCGCGCCAGCCAAGCCGTGATCCGGGCGGACAGGGGCCAACCGTGAGCAACGTCCTGCAGCTCGTCCCGAACAACGCGCTGGCGGTGGACCAGCACCAGCTTGCCGCGCGCATCCGGGAGTTCGCCGACCGCATCGAGGCCGGGCAGTTCGGGGACGTGGAGAAGGTGGCCCTGGTGGTGGATTGCGCAGGTGGCGTAGATCACCGCGTCTATGGGCGGCAGTGCAGTGCCGCAGAGCTGGTCGGGCTGCTGGAGTGGTCGAAGGCCCGGATCATCAGGGGCGACTACTGATGGCACGCCCCAGCAAGTACAGCCAGCAGCTGGCCGACGCGATCTGCGACCTGCTGGTGGATGGCAAGAGCCTGCGCACGATCTGTTCCACGGCGAAGATGCCGAGCCGTTCCACGGTCATTCGTTGGTTGGCTGAGAACGAGGCGTTTCGAAACCAGTACGCGCGTGCACGCGAGCTGCAGGCGGACACGCTGGCCGAAGAGATCCTAGACATCGCCGACAAGGCGGTGCTGGGCGAGCGGCTGAAGAAGGATGGGAAGGGCAAGGTGCTGGAGCGGCAGACAGGCGACATGGTCGAGCGCTCCAAGCTGATGATCGACGCGCGGAAGTGGTACGCCGGCAAGCTGCAGCCCAAGAAGTACGGCGAGCGCGTTGCCCTGGACCACGGCGTGCAGGACAACCTGGCCGACCAACTGAGGGCCGCCCGTGAGCGCGCAGCTGGCCGCGAGTCCTGAGCAGCAGCTGGTCGAGGCTATCGGCTCGTTCCAACACGACCCGCTGGGCTATGTGCTGTTCAACTTCCCATGGGGCGTCAAAGGCGGCCCGCTGGATGGCAAGAAGCTGCGCGCCTGGCAGCGTCGGCGGCTGGAGAAGATCGGCAACAGGCTGCAGGCCGGGGCCGCTGATGCTGGCGAGGTGATTCGCCAGGCCGTCGGCTCGGGCCACGGCATCGGCAAATCCGCCTTGGTGGCGATGCTCATCAAGTGGGCCTTCGACACGTTCGAGGACACCCGCGGCGTGGTCACGGCCAATACCGACATCCAGCTGCGCACCAAGACCTGGGCGGAACTGTCGAAGTGGCACGAAATCAGCCTCACCAAGGACTGGGCAACGCTGACCGCCACGGCGCTGATCAGCAACGCCCCGGGTCACGACAAGACCTGGCGCATCGACGCGGTGCCGTGGTCGCAGAACAACACCGAGGCGTTCGCGGGCCTGCACAACGAGGGTCGGCGCATCCTGCTGGTGTTCGACGAGGCTTCGGCCATCGCCGACAAGGTGTGGGAAGTGGCCGAGGGCGCGCTGACCGACCAGGGCACCGAGATCATTTGGGCCGCGTTCGGCAACACCACCCGCAACACCGGCCGCTTCCGCGAGTGCTTCCGCCGGTTCAAGGCCAGCTGGGACACCGAGCAGATCGACAGCCGCACCGTTGAAGGTGTGAACCTGGTCGAGGCCGAGCGCATGGTGCGCGATTACGGCGAGGACAGCGACGTGGTCAAGGTCCGTATCCGCGGCCTGTTCCCCTCGATGTCAGCCCGCCAGTTCATCGCAGAGGCGGACGTGGCTGCAGCCTACGGGCGACACCTGCGGCCCGAGCAGTACAGCTGGGCGCCGAAGATCCTCACGCTGGACCCGGCGTGGGAAGGCGACGACGAGCTGGTGATCGGTCTGCGTCAGGGCCTGGCCTATCGGCAGCTGCGCACGCTGGCCAAGAACGACAACGACATGGCAGTGGCGGCCATCCTCGCCCAGCTGGAGGACGAGCATCAGGCCGACGCTGTGTTCGTCGACGGCGGGTTCGGCACCGGCATCGTGTCCGCAGGCCGAACTATGGGCCGCGACTGGCGCCTGGTGTGGTTCTCGGGCGAGTCGGGCGACCAGGGTTGCCTCAACAAGCGCGCCGAGATGTGGAAAGCCTGCCGCGACTGGCTGAAGGAAGGCGGGGCAATCCCCGAAGACCCGCAGCTGCGCGACGAGCTGCAGGCACCGGAAACCGTGCCGCGCCTCGACGGCAAGCTGCAGATGGAATCGAAGAAGGACATGAAGCGCCGCGGCCTGCCGAGCCCCAACCGGGCCGACGCCCTGGTGCTGTCGTTCGCATATCCCGTGATGCCCCGGCCGCGATTCCCCGATGGGTCGCCGATGGAGCATCGCGACCACGCCGACCAGCAGGCCGGCGAGCCCTACAACCCGTTGTCCTGAAGGAATCCCCATGTGCAACTCCGCCCCCAAGGTGAAGCCGGTGGCCGCAGCGCCCGAAGTGGCGCCCGAGTCGATCGACGATGCAGCAGTGAACGAGCGTGATCGCGAGCGCCAGCGGCAGCGCCTGCGCTTCGGCGCCAGGTCGACCATCCTGGCCGGTGACACCAGCTCGGCGATGCCGACCGCGTCGGTCAAGACGGCGCTGGGCGCCTGACGCCATGTGCACCTCGCGCCAGATCATCGATCCGGGTGGCCTGCTGTTCGGCGACAAGACCGGCAAGTATGCCGACCCGCTCGGCATCACCAAGACCGCCGTGGGTGATCCGACCGGCCGCGTGCGCCGCGCTCGCAAGGAAGCCGAAGACGAACGCCGCACCTACGCCAGCAGCGGCGCGTCCTCGGTGGCCTATCGATCGCTGGCGCCGACCACAACCGCGCTGGGTGGAACGGCTCCGCGCAACACCGTGCTGGGGGGAGGCTGATGGACATCGCAAAGCTGCAGGCGCACTGCCGGCGCCGCAAGACCGCCTTGAAGGAGGCGCAGAACGACTGGACGCCGCTGTGGCGCCAAACGTCGGAATACATCGACCCGACCCGCGGCCGCTTCTACGGTGACCAGGACGACAAGCCGCGTAAGCGCAACTGGGCCAAGGTGATCAACAGCACGGCCACCGATGCGCTGGGTGTGATGGCGGCCGGCATGATGTCGCACATGACGCCCAAGGCGCAGCCGTGGTTCAAGGTGACCACGCCTGACCCGGCCATTGCCGAGCTGTTCGGCGTGCGCGTGTGGCTCGACGATGTCGCTCAGCGAATCCGCGACACCCTGGCCAGCAGCAACTTCTACAAGGCCATGCCGGTGGTCTACGCCGAGGACGGCATCTTCGGCGTTGCCCCGCTGCTGGTGCTGGAAGACTCGCGCGAGGTGGTGCGGTTCTACGCGCTGACCGCCGGAAACTACGCCGTGGGGCTGGACGACCAGGGCCGGGTCGACTCGCTGTGGCGCCGCTACCCGAAGACCGCGCGGCAACTGGAGGAACGCTACGGCGCAGATGCGCTGCCGTCCGTGGTGCGTGATGCATTGGGTAAGAGTGGGGACCAGAAGTTCTGGGTGGAGTCGCTGATCGAGCCGAATCCGGACCAGCGACCCGGCATCGGCCCGCTGGGGCTGCAGGCGCCGCGCTTCCGTCCCTACCGCGAGGTGGTCTGGATCGACGGTGTGGCCAACGGCCAGAACGGTGTGATCGACATTGGCGGCCATTACGAGGCCCCGTTCGTCGTGGCCCGCTGGAACCCCGTCGCGGAGGACATCTATTCGTCCTGCCCGGCGATCAACTGCCTGGGGGACATCAAGCAGCTGCAGTATCTGGAAGGCGAGAAGCTGCGCCTTATGGAGCAGATGTCGGATCCGACGTTGGCTATGCCGGAGAGCCTGCGCCGTACCGGTGGGGCACGGCTGCGCAAGGGTGGCCAGGTATACCTACCGCAAGACGCTGCAAACACCACGGTTGCGCCGGTCTACATGCCCGACTCGCGCGGCCTGGCGCAGATCCGCGAGGAAATCTCGGTCGTCGAGCAGCGGATCCAGCGGTCGTTCTTCTACCAGCTGTTCCTGATGCTGGAGGCGCTCGGCGACAAGACGGATCGCACCGCCACCGAGATCGTCACCCGCAAGGAAGAGAAGGCGGCAGTGCTGGCGCCGACGCTGGAGTCGATCACCGACGAGGTGCTGGACCCGGTGGTGGTCCGGGTGTTCCGCCTGCTGGAGCGCGCGGGTCGCATCCCCGATCCGCCGCAGGTGCTGGCCAATGTGCCGCTGAAGATCGAGTACACCAGCATCCTGGCGCAGGCCGCCAAGGCGGCAGCGGTCGGGTCGATCGAACGCACCATGACCTTCGTGGCCAACGTCGCGCAGGCCACCGGCGACCCGTCCGTGATGGACAAGCTGGACAGCGACCAGGTGGTCGACGAGTACACCGCCGCCGTGGGCGGCCCGGCCTCGATCATCCGCAGCGACGACGCAGTGGCCAGGATCCGCGCAGACCGTGCGCAGCAGCAGCGCCAGCAGCAGCTGGCGGCGTCGGCCCAGCCGATGAAGGACGCGGCGCAGGCGCTGAAGACGGCCAGCGACACTGTGCCCGAGGAAGGCTCGGCGGCCCAGGCGCTGATTGACGCCATGCAGGGTGCCGCATGAAGCGCCCCGGCATGGATCCGCGGGAGGAAGAGCAGCGCCGCTTGGCCGAGCGCATCGCGGACCTGCAGGACAGCCAGCTCCGCGAGGACGCGCGTGCAGTGCTGGCCGATCCAGCCGGGCGCCGGCTGGTGTGGCTGTTCATTCAGGCCATGGATGTGGATGACAGCGCGTTCAACACCAACGCGATGGCGCAGTCCCGAAAGATCGGACGGCAGGAGGCCGGCCAGTGGTGGCTGCGCGTCGTCCGTGACAGCTGCCCGGAGCGCGAGGCACAGATGCGCGCCGAGGCCAACAGTGCAATGAAGCGGCTGCAATCGCAGCTGCAGCAACCCGAGGAAATCAACGATGTCGACTGACAACGCCAACACCGCCAGCAACCCCAATCCTGGCACCGGCGATACCACCACCACGACCGAAACTCCGCAGGTTCCCGGCAGCAGTGCGCCGGCGGGAGCCGACGGTGGCGGCAGCGGTGGCAACGCTACGGGCAACGGTGGCAAGCCGAACGAGGGCGAAGGCGGCGGCGATGCCGGCAAGCCCGAGGATGGCAAGACCAACGCGGCACCGGAGCAGTACGGCGAGTTCAACCTGCCGAAAGGGTTCACCCTGGAAGGTGACCGACTGGGCGCAGCCACGCAGTTCTTCAAGGCCAAGGGATGGACGCAGGAGCAGGCCCAGGAGGCCGTCGACCTGTACACCCAGATGGCCGGCCAGGACGCGGCGGCTATGCAGCAGGCAATGGAAGCTCAGCGCCTGCAGCAGGTCGAGCAGTGGGGCGTGGACGCCAAGCAGCAGCTGGGCGCCAAGTACGACGAAACCGTCGGCCTGGCCACCACCGCGGTGAAGGCCATCAACGACCCCGAGCTGACCAAGGCGTTCAACGAGCTGGGCTGGGGCAACCACCCGACCATGATCAAGGCGTTCGCCTTCTTCGGTGGGTTCCTTCGCGACAGCAAGGTGGATGGCCTGGGCGGGACCACGACGTCTGGTCCGAGCGCTTCCAGCGACCCGAAGTCGATCCTCTACGGCGGCTGATAGCCGCAACGCAATACCCCATCAACCAGCCGCCGCAAGGCGGTTTTTTCGTATCTGGAGAGACCAACAATGTCGACCATCGGCAACACCTACCTGACCCTGGCGGACGTGTTCAAGCGCACCGACGCCGACAAGCAGATCGCTGCGGTGATCGAGCTGCTGGCGCAGGACAACCCGATCCTGCAGGACATGATCGTCAAGGAGTGCAATGACGGCACCACCCACCTGACGACCGTGCGCACCGGCATCCCCGAAGGCACCTGGCGCATGCTGTACCAGGGCGTTCAGCCCACCAAGTCGACCACCGCCCAGGTGCGCGATGCCACCGGCATGATCGAAGCCTGGAGCGAGATCGACGAGAAGCTGGTGCGCATGACGGGTGACTCGGCCGGGCTGCGCCTGTCCGAAGCCCAGGCGTTCCTCGAAGGCCTGAACCAGGGCGTGGCCACCTCGATGTTCTACGGTGACCAAGCTACCTCGCCGGCGAAGTTCACTGGTTTTGCTCCCCGCTTCAACAAGATCGCCACCAGCGGTTCGGGCGCCCAGATCGTCGATGCAGGCGGCACCGGCTCCGACAACACCTCGATCTGGTTCATCGTCTGGGGTGAGAACACCGTCCACGGCCTGTACCCGAAGGGCAGCAAGGCTGGCATCGATCGTGAGGACAAGGGCAAGCAGACCAAGACCAACGCGGATGGGTCGATCCTCGACGTGGTCCGCGAAAAGTTCCAGTGGGACATTGGCCTGTCGGTTCGTGACTACCGCTACGTTTCCCGCATCGCCAACATCGATGTGTCGGACGTGAAGTCCGGCAACGTGAAGCTGTACGACTTCATGCGCAAGGCCTATTACAAGCTGAAGCAGCGCCGCGTGATGGGTGGCCGTGCGGCCATCTACCTCAACACCGACATGCTGGAGGCGCTGGACGCGCTGGCCACCAATGGCGGCACCACCGACAACTTCGTGCGCCTCACCCGCAAGGAGATCGAGGGCGAGGAAGTGCTGACCTATCGCGGCATCCCGCTGCGCGAGTCGGATGCGCTGCTGAACACCGAAGCCCGGGTCGTCTGATCCGCCGCCACTGAATCGGGCGCGCGGGCTCCGGCCCCGCTCCCTACCGCAATCCAAGGAGCAAACCACCATGATCTTCGATCAGCAGAACCTGTTCTCGAACGCACAGTCGGTGCTGGCGAGCGCAGTGTCCACCAACGTCATAGACCTGGGCGCCACCGGCACCGTGCAGGGCGAGGGCGCCCCGATCAAGCGCGACATCGGCCCGGGAACCCCGATCCCGCTGCGTGTGCAGGTAGTCGAGGCTTTCAACAACGCCACCAGCCTGCAGGTCGAGCTGCAGGTCTCGGCCACCGAGAACTTCGCCGCACCGGTCGTCGTCGGCTCGCAGACCAAGCTGCTGGCTGATCTGGCCGCTGGCTCTGTGTTCGGTGGCCTGTACTACGTGCCGCGCGGTACCAACCTGCGCTATGTCCGCCTGAACTACACCCTGGTGGGCACCGCGCCGACCACGGGCAAGGTCACCGCGGGCATCGTCGCCGGCCACCAGGAGAACAACCTGTGACCGGCCTGCGCGTGCGCGCGACCCGGCGCGGCTACTTCGGGCAGGAACGTGCCGTCGGCGACGAGTTCGAGATCGCCAGCAAGGAACAGCTTGGCTCCTGGATGGAGCAGATCGGCGGCAAGGCCGTGGCCGAGAAGTCGGCGCCGCCGGCCGACCCGTTCCTGGCCCGCAACGCTGACCTGATCAAGGCGGACCTGGGCGGTCTGGAGGTCGAGCAGTTGGCCGCCTACCGCGAGCAGGAAGCTGCCGCCGAGAAGCCCCGCAAGGGCGTGATCGAGGCGATCGACGCGGCCGTGGCCGAGAAGTCGGCGAACGCCTGACGGCAACCACCGGGGGCGCCTTCGGGCGCCCCCACTACCGGAGCGGCACATGAAGCTCGTATCCATGAAGAAAGACGGCAGCCACGACCACGGCTGTGACTGCTGCGCCACGGCGCCGTCAGGTTGCAGCGAGCCTGATTACCCGTGGGGGCTGCGCATCAACCTGGACGAAGACCAGATCGCAGCACAGGGCATCAAGCAGCTGCCGGCGTCTGGTGCACAGGTCGCCATTGAGGCGATCGCGACCGTGGTTTCGCTCGGAGAGGAAACGCGCGATGGCAAGGTGCATCGCCGGTTGGAGCTGCAGATCACCGACATGGGGCTGGCAGCCGCGAAGGGCCCGAATCCCAGCGAAGTGCTGTACCCGAACGGTGAGGGCTGACCCATGACGTCCCAGGTCCAAATCTGCAACCTGGCCCTGGGCAAGCTGGCCCAGGACATCACGATTACCTCACTGACCGAGCGCTCGAAGGAAGCGCGCGTGTTCTCGCGCCTGTGGGAGCCGATGCGCAACTTGGTGCTGGCCGACCGGCTGTGGCCGTGGGCGATGAAGGCCCAGCGCCTGGCCGTCGCCGCTGAGGCACCGATGCCAGGTTGGGAGATCCGCTACGCCCGTCCGGCGGATTGCATCACCGTGCTGGCCATCACCGACGACCAGGGCATGCGCGCCGGCCGCCGCCTGTCGCGCTGGTGTGAGCCGCAGTTCCGCCAGTGCCACGGCATCCAGTTCGAGCAGGCCATGGGCACGGACGGCACGTCGCTGCTGTGCGATCGGGCCGAGGCCTATCTGATCTACGTCGCGCGCGTGGAAGACCCGGAGCGCTACCCGGCGCACTTCGTCGATGCGCTGGCCAGCAAGCTGGCCGAGGAAGCAGCGCCGACGATCATCGGTGCCAACGGGTTCTCCAACAAATCCGGCCTGAAGCAGCTCTACCAGCTCGCGCTCAGCCAGGCCGCGGCGCATGACTTCAACGAGGCCGACGAGGACGAGCGCCAGCCGTCCATGGCCCAGATGGCGAGGGCCTGACCATGGCACGTCTGCTGCAACCGAGCATGTCCGGCGGCGAGCTTTCGCCCGGGCTCCAGGGCCGCGTCGACATGGTGCGGTACGCCATCAGCCTGAAGCGGTGTCTGAACGTCATCACCAAGCCGACCGGCGGCGGGGAGAAGCGGCCGGGCTACCTGTTCCGCGGCGGTGCCAAGCACAACGACCGCGCCACCCGCTTCATCCCGTTCATCTACTCGACAACGGTCAAGTACGCGATCGAGCTGGGCGACGGCTACATGCGTTTCTGGGTGGGTGGTGCGCTGCTGCGCAATGGGGCAGGGGACATCGTCGAGGTGGCCACGCCATACACCGGCGAGGACATCTACAAGGTGCGGCACACGCAGTCGGCCGACGTGCTGTTCTTGGTGCACCCGTGGATCCCGCAGAAGGAGCTGCGCCGTCTGGCCGTGGATCAGTTCGAGCTGCGCGACTTCGAATACCGGCGTGGACCGTTCCGCCCGTTCAACAACGATGAGGCCGCGCTGCTGGCCGTGTCCGGAACCCAGGGCGTGGTGACGGTGACGACCAACGTCCCGACCTTCACCGCGGAGATGGTCGGCTCGCTGCTGTACGCCGAGGAAAAGGAACTGCGCTCGGTGAAGCCCTGGGTGGCGGCGGAGAAGAAGGTGCCGCTGGGTGCACTTCGCCGAAGCGACCAGAAGGTCTACCGCTGCGTGAGCGTCCCTGTGGTGACCGGCCTGGCCGGGACGCCGTACTACGTCTGCGGCAGCGTGCGCCCCGTGCACGACAGCGGCCGAGCGTTCGACGGCCCGCAGGACGTGAAGTTCGACAACGTCAACGACTACGCCGTCGGGGTCGAATGGGAATACGTGCACGGCGGGTTCGGGATCATGAAAATCACCGCCTTTACCAGCCCGTTCGAGGTCACCGCCACGGTGATCGAGCGGATCCCCGACAGCATCGTGGGCAACGTACCGCCGCCGGTGGCAGGTCCGTGGACCTTCAGCGGCGACGGCACCACGAAACAGTTCTCCATCCCTGGCGCGACCAGCAGCAGCTACCTGGACTACCAGGTCAAGATCGACGGCGTGCCCGTGCAGTCGAATCCGTACTATCCGGGCGGCAGTGGCACCGGCGGCACCAGCGGTGGTGGCATCGGCCGCGGCGGCAACGTCGCGCAGGAGGTGCAGTGATGGCACAGGGCTGGACGATCGATCCCGGCGCGGACCTGATCAATTTCTACGAGGCGCCGCCGACCGGCACCAACAACATCGTGGTGACCCAGTACGCGGCCGGCGCTGTCGGCGGCACCGACGTCTGGGCCGTCGGCGCCTGGTCCTATCGCTATGGCTACCCCGGTGAGGTCGAGTTCTTCGGCGACCGGCTGTGGTTCGCAGGCAGCCCTGGCGATCCGCAGACCGTGTGGGCGTCGAACATCGGCGATTACCCCAACTTCGGGCGCAGCTCGCCGATCGTCGACAGCGACGCGGTGTCGTTCACGATCAATGCGCGCCAGGTGAATGCGATCCGCGACCTGGTGCCGCTGGACAGCCTGCTGGTGCTGACCACCGGCGGCGAGTGGAAGGTCACCGGCGGGCAGGACGCTGTGGTGACGCCCAGCACGATCGGGATCAAGCCGCAGTCCGCCTATGGCACCGGCGACCTGCAGGCCCGCGTGCTGGGCGAGTCGGCAGTGTTCCTGCAGGCGCAGGGCCAGCGCGTGCGCGATCTGGCCTACCAGTTCGAGAAGGACGGCTTCCGCGGCAACGAGATCAGCATCTGGGCCGACCACTTGGTGCAGGGCTACACGTTCCGCGGCATCGAATACAGCACCGCGCCCTGGCCGATCCTGTGGATGCCACGCACGGACGGAGTGCTGATCGGCTGCACGTACATGCCCGAGCAGGAGGTCACCGGCTGGCACCCGCATGAAACCGATGGCGAGGTGCTGGACGTCTGTTGCTTGCCCGGCGAGATCGAAACCGAGGTCTACCTGCTGGTGCGCCGCTTCATCAACGGCGAATGGGTCCAGTACGTGGAGCAGATGGCCCCGACCCGATACGACGATCCGCTCGACTGGAAGTACGCCGACAGCCTGCTGACCTACGACGGCCGGCGCCCGAACGGCTCGCCCATGACCCTGAGCAGCACCGATGGGTGGAACGAGGGTGCCGTGATCACCGCCACCACCGGTGCCGCGATTTTCAGCGGGGCAGGCGACGTGGGCAACATCCTGCGGCTGGCGATCGGCGATATCCATGTGCGCGCGCGGGTCATGGCCGTGGTGTCGTCCACGGTGGCGACGGTGGAATCGATCGGCTCGGTGCCTCTGGCACTGCGCGGCGTCGCTGTGCAGGACTGGACCTATCAGCGCTCGACGATCGCCGGAATGGGACACCTGGAGGGCAAGACCGTGGTGGCCCTGGTCGACGGCAACGTGCAGAAGGACCTGCAGGTGATCGACGGCAAGGTGCAGCTGCAGCGCCCGGGCGGCGTTGTGCACATCGGCCTGCCGTACACCGCCCACATCGAGACGCTGGAGGTCAACGCCAATGGCGGCGACCCGCTGCGGCCCATGAAGAAGCTCGCCTTTGAGGTCGCGCTGCTGGTGCGCAACACCCGCGGGGTCTACGTCGGCACCACGCTGGACACGCTGGACCCTATCGCACAGCGCGATTTTGAGGGCTACGACGAGCCCACGGCCCCATACACGGGCGTCCTGAGCAAGAACATGTCCTGCCAGTGGGGCGTGGACAGCGGTCATTTCCACATCATCAGCGACGACCCGCTGCCGATGGAGATCCTGTCCCTGATGCCCCAGGTGGTGGCGTCCGAATGAAGATCACTGCAGAGCTGGTGCCGGCTGAGGCTGGTCACATCGAAGTGATCGCGGCCGCGGCACGTCCCGCAGACGTGGTCGAGCTGTGGGCATGCGACCGCACCACGCCGGCGGAGGCCCTGCAGCGCGGCCTGGCCGGAAGCGCTGAGGCGTGGACGGCGATGGTGCGCGGCGTGCCTGTGTGCATGTTCGGGGCGACCCCTTACTCGATCCTCGGCGGCATTGGTACGCCCTGGATGGTCGGCTCGACGGGGCTTAACCCGCTGTCGGTCCAGAAGGAACTGCTGCGCCTGTCCCGCCCGGCGCTGGTCCGGATGCAGCAGGCATTCCCTTCGATGCTGTTCAACGTCGTCGACCAGCGCAACGAGGCGGCGCAGCGCTGGCTGCATTGGCTTGGCTTCCACTTCCTCGCGCCGGTGCCGGTCGGACCGGACAGCGCCCCTTTCCTTCCGTTCTACTGGAGCGCATAACGTGTGCAATCCCGCAATCGCCCTTCTGGCGGCCACCGTTGTTACCGGTGCATACCAGGCTGATCAGCAGCAGAAGCAGGGCAAGGCCAACGCTCAGATCGCCGAGAACAACGCGATGCTGGCGCAGCAGGACGCCGACGCCAGCAACGCCCTGGCCACTCGCGAGATGGAACAGCAGTCCTGGCGCACGCGTATTGCGCTCGGCCAGCAGCGCGCCGCGATCGCGGCCAACAACATCGACCCCACGCTCGGCACGCCTGCGGAGATCCTGGGCGAGACCGCGATGTTCGGTGAGGTCGATCAGCAGACCATCCGCATGAACGCTGCACGGCAGGCCTGGGGCTTCAACGCGCAGGCCCAGAACCAGCGGACGCAGGGCGAGCTGGCCCGCTGGAGCGGCAACGCTCAGGCGACCGGCACGATCCTGGGCTCGCTCGCCAGCGCCGCGAGCATGGGCATTGGCGGCATGAGCCGTGCGGGCGTTGCTGGCGGCGGGAACCTGTCGTCTCAGGCCAACAGCATCACCATGCGCAACAACGCGCGCATTTCGCGCGGCTGGGGGCTGTGACATGGCAACCCTGATCCCACGCACCAGTGGACCGCAGGTGCAGGCCGAGCTTGGCCCCCAGGTCCGCAATACCGCCCAGGTCGACCTGTCGCCGCTCAGCCGCACCGCGGGTGCCGTCGGCCAGGCCGCCGTCGACCTGTTCCAGCAGCAGAAGCAGCGCGCCGACCTGACGGCGGTCATGGAGGCACGGCGCGAGCTGTCGGACTGGGAGGGCGCCACCTTCAACCCGGCCAACGCCGACGGCATCGCCAAGTACCAAGGCAAGAACGCGCTGCAGGCGCACGACGCGCTGCTGGGTGATCTCGACCAGCGTGTGTCGTCCATCCGTAGCCGGCTGTCGCCCGAACAGCAGCAACGGTTCGATCAGGTGTCGTTCTCGTTCCGCGACTCTGTGCAGGGCCGGCTCAACAGCTACGCCGACCGCGAGTACAGCGCCTACGAGGCCACTGAGCGCAAGGCCACGATCGACAACATCGGCCAGGATGCGGTCAGCGCCGGGATGTCCGGCGACTTCGGCTTGGCCGACGTGCGACTGCAGGAAGCCGTGGGCATCGCCAGTGCCGCTTACCAGACGCAGGGCATGGGTGTCGAGGCGATCAAGGCCAGCGAGCGCGGCATCGTATCGTCCGTGCGCAAGCAGACGGCTGCGGCGATGGCCACCCGCGACCCGTTCGCGGCGGAGGACTACTACCACCGCTACGCGGACCAGATGACGCCGGAGGACCGCGCGCAGGTTGAGCGCACGCTGTACCCGGTGGTGAAGGACCGCGCGGCCTACGAGCTGGCCCAGTCGCTGGCCGATGGCCGTGGTGCGATCGAGCCGCTTCCGGCGCCGGCCTCGCGGGGAGTGCCTTCGGCCGCCGTGGCCAAGGCGATCGATGACGCAGCGAAGGCCGAGGGGCTGGATGCGGCCGGCCGCGCAGACCTGTACGCGCTTGCCGAGCAGGAATCGGGGTTCCGCGCCGACGCAGTGAATCGCGAGGTTCTGGACGATGGCGACCAGGCCACCGGCCTGTTCCAGTACCGCGTCACCAGTGCCGGCGGCATCGACCGCAAGGACGCTGTGGCATCCGCCCGGCGTGCTGCCCGCGAGTACAAGGAACGCCTGGCCAAGGGCGGACGAGCGTTCGCCATCGCCGCGCACTTCGCTGGTGAGGGCGGCGCCGATGCCGTGGTGAACCGTGGCCGCTCGGCGCAGAACCCGAAGACGGCGCTGTACGTGCGCCAGGTGATGGGTCGCTCTGCACGCTGGGCTTCTGCCGCAGGGGATGGCTCGGCAACCGGGGCACCGGTCGCTGCCGCTGCAACTGCCGCACCCTCGACGCTGGCCGATGCCATCGCCGCGATCCCGCGCACGATGCCGCCGGATCAACGTGCTGCTGCCGAGGGGTACCTGCGCGACATCTACGCGCAGCGTAAGGACCGGCTAGAGCAGGCGAAGAAGGCCGCGGCCATGTCGATCTACGACAAGGTGGCCGCCGCCGGCGCGAGCGTGCCGCTGTCGCAGGTGCTGGCTCCGGCCGAACTGGCGCTGGTGGGGCAGGATTCGAGCCTGGCCGAGTCGATCAACCGCTATCGCAAGCTGACCGCAGAAGGGGCGGTGATCCAGGACGACCCGGTCACGGTGGACGAGCTGCAGCGTATGCAGGCGCTGCGTCCGACCGAGTTCGCCAAGCTGCCGCTGGGCCAGTACGCCGACAAGCTCAGCGGCAAGACGCTGAAGGCCTTCGCCGAAGACCAGACCAAGGTGACCGACCCGGCCAAGCGGGCCGATTGGATGAACGAGAAAGACCGGCGCGAACGTGGCTTCCAGATGCTGGGCATCGGTTCGGAAGGGGATGCTGTGGGCGACGGCGCCAGCAAGAAGAACGAGCCGAGGGCGGCGCTGCGCGGTGAGTTCACGATCGCCTATCAGAATGCGCAAACGGCGTTCATCCAGTCCACCGGAAAGAAGCCGACCCCTGAGCAGGCCGACGTGCTGCTGTCGGCCACGGCCAAGCAGTTTGCCCAGAACCTGCAGGCCGGCCGTCTCGGCGCGATCCAAGAGAAGGACGGCAAGTTCAAGAACAACCCGAAGGTGAAGGTGGGCCTCTACAGCAGCGCGGCGCAGTTCGACCTGCAGGTGAGCCAAGCCGATCGCGATGCGGTGCGGGGCGCATACACCGACAAGTACGGCCGACCGCCGACCGATGCCTGGGTTACGCAGTACCTCGCCCGCAAGAGCCAAGGAGCCAAGAAGTGATCGACAACGTGCTGGAAGGCTTCGACGAACTGTCGGACGAGATCGAGAGCAACCGGCAGGTGACCCTGCGCAGCGCATACACCGGTACCAGCCAGAAGCCGGAAGAAGCCGCGCGCGCGAACCAGCTGTCCGACCAGCTTGGCCAGCCATTCGGCGTGGTGGCGGCGAACCTGGGCGACTACGAGCAGGACGCCCGGCGGCAGGAGATCGACGACGCCGGCCGCGCATCGCCGCACGTGGGCGACTTCCTGAGCGACCCGCGGCGCATGGCGCTGGCCAGCGACGAAGCCCCGAAGCTGGCGACGTATGCCAACTCGCTGGTGACCGGTGAGGCACGGGCCACTGCCGAGCCGAACATCCTGGAGCAGGTGATCGGCGGCATCGTCAGCGGCTGGCAGCGGGGCAAGGCGAATGCGCTGTCGCTGCTGCCCGATGGCCCGGCGGTGATGGACCCGGCGACCGGCCGCCTGACCACCGACCGCTCCGCGGAAGAAGCGGCGTTGCGTGCAGACCAGGAGCGCCGGGCACAGGCCGCAGACGTGACCAGCGCCAGCACCGAACGCGGCTTCCAAGCCTTCGACCGGGCGAACAAGGCTGGTAGCTTCAGCGGCGCGGTGCACGAGCTGGCCGGCGGCGGCACCGACACGCTGGGAGCCATCGCCGTCACCCTGGGCCAGTCGATCGGCATGGGCGCCCCGGGCCTGGCGCTGACCGCGGCCACCGGTGGTGGTAGCCGCGTGGTGACTGCCGCATCGGCCGGTACCGGGTCGGGCCTGACCGAGTTCGGCGCCAGCATCGCCGACGCCATGCAGGACGCGAAGGTCGACCCGACCGACGCCTACGCGGTTGGCCAGTTCCTGCGCGACCCGAAGAAGATGGCCGCCGCGCGCGACAAGGCTGCCAAGCGCGGTGTGGCCATCGGCGTGTTCGACGCGTTGACCGCCGGCGTAGCTGGCCACTTCATCAACAACGCCCGCCGCAGCGCGTCCTCTGCGATCCTGCGCACCGGCGCCGAGGCTGGCGTGCAGCTGGGTGGCGGCGCCGCCGGCGAGGCCACGGCGCAGCTGCTGACCGAGGAACGCCTGAAGTGGGGCGACATCATCATGGAGGGCCTGGCCGAGGTGCCTACCGGTGCGGTCGAGGTGCATGCCAACTACCGCGCCGCTCGCGCGTCCGGGCAGGTGCGGTGGATCAACGAGCGTCTGGACCAGGTGATGCAGTCCGGCCAGAGCAACGACCGCCTGCGGGCGGCCACCGAGCTTGCTGGAGAGCTGAAGCTGGGCGAGCGGTCGCCGGAGGACATGAAGGCGCTCACCGCACAGGTGGCCGGCGAGGACGCTCGGGTGTACCTGGACGCGGAGCAGGCGCAGACGCTGTTCCAGTCCGCACCGCAGGTGCTGCAGGACATGGTTGGTGGCGAGTCGGCGCTGGCGGAGCAGCTGGCCACCGGCCAGGTGGTGATCCCGATGGCCGAGTGGATGGCCGCTGTTCCGCGGCTGCCGAACCGAGACGAGATCCTGCGCAACGCCCGCACCACTGCCGACGGGCTGTCGCCGGCGGAGCTGGAATCGCTCGACATCGATGCGATGGCCCGCGAGCTTGGCGTGCCGCTGGACGCGCCAGCACCGGACGCCACCGCAGCGAACGCCCGCGCGCAGGTGCAGCAGTCGGTCATGGCGCAGCTGGTCGGGACTGAGCGGTACACGCCTGCGCAGGCCGAGAGCCAGGCGCAGCTGTGGGGCGCCATGTTCGGCCGCCTGGGCGAGGTCACCGGGCAGGATCCGGTGGCACTGTACGAGCGCTACGCGGCCGGCATCGACGCAGCGGAGGCGCCGGCAGATGGCGCAGACGCCGCGCCGCGCACGCTGATGCAGCGGGGCATGGATGCACTGCGCAGCCTGTTCGGCCGGCCGCAGGTGGCCACTGATGGCCGTGGTCAGCAGACCATCGAGCGCGACGGTAGCACCTACGTGCAGCGGGCGGGGCAGTGGCTGCTGGCCGACGACCAGGGTCAGGCCCGTGACTTCCTCACGCTGGACCAGGCGCGCACGGAAGCGGATCGAGCCGGTGGCGAGATCGTGCAGGACGACCCGATCGACGGCCAGCGGCAGACCTGGAGCGTGGCGCTGCCGGACACCGCCGCGCGCGAGGTGCTGGCGGGGGACATCCTGTTCCAAGGCGGCGCCGCACCGCGCGGCCAGATCCAGATTGGCCCCGACCGGGCGATGCAGATCAGCCTCTTCAAGGGCGCGGACCTGTCCACCTTCCTGCACGAATCCGGGCACTTCTTCCTGGAGGTCTACCGGGACGTGGCCACCGCAGAGGACGCCGCGCCGCAGTTGCGGTCTGACCTCGATGCGCTGCTGAAGTGGTTTGGCGTTGAGTCTGCTGACCAGATCGGCGTCGACCAGCACGAACAGTTCGCCCGCGGCTTCGAGGCGTATTTGGGCGAGGGCAGGGCGCCCACGCCGGAGCTGCAGTCGGTGTTCAGCCAGTTCAAGCAGTGGATTCTCGGCGTCTACCGCAGCCTGCGGAACCTGGACGTAGAGCTGACCGACGAGGTGCGCGGCGTGTTCGACCGCATGCTGGCCAGCCAGGAAGAGATCGAAGCGGCACAGGCCCGGGTGGGGTTCGAGCCGATCGCGCGAGACCTGGCCGAAGCGCAGGCGCTGGGCATGACCGAGCGCCAGTTCGCCGATTACCAGGCGCAGGTCGCTGCGGCGCGGGATCAGGCCGAGGCCGACCTGATGGCACAGCTACAAGAAGCCGACGCGCGCGCGCGGGCGCGCTGGTGGAAGGACGAGCTGGCCACCATCCGCGGTGAGGTCGAGGCGGAGGTCGAGGCCACGCCCATCGTTCGTGCCTACCGTGTGCTGACCGGCCGCAAGGAAGCCGGCGGCGAGCCGGTGCCCGAGCAGCTGCAGGGCCTGAAGCTGGACCGCGCCGTGCTGGCCGCGACCTACGGCGACGGCCTGCTCGACAAGATGGGCCGGGTCTACGCCCGCAAGGGAGGCACCCATCCCGAAGAGGCGGCCACCCTGCTGGGCTTCAGTTCCGCCGACGAGCTGGTGCAGGGCCTGTGGACGGTTCGGCAGACCCTGGCGGGCGTGAGCGCGGAGGCAGATGCGCGCATGCAGGCCCGGCACGGCGAGCCCATGACCGACGGCACGCTGCCGCAGAGAGCGTTGGACGCCGTGCATGGCAGTCGCAAGATCCAGCTGCTGGAGCGCGAGCTGGGCGTGCTGGCCGACCTGGCCAAGGAGCCGCGGCCGAACCGACGCGAGTTGAAGGCCGTGGCGCAGGCCGTGCTGGCCGAGAAGACTGCGCGCCAGATCCGGCCCAATGAGTACCTGGTCGCTGAGCGCAAGGCTGCGCGCGCGGCGGCGCAGGCGGCGGCCGCGGGGAAGTATGCCGACGCACTCCGGGCGAAGCGGCAGCAGGCGCTGAACGCTGTGCTATTCGCTGAGGCCCGCGCGGTGCAGCAGGAGGTCGAGTCGAAGGTCGGCTACATCCGTCGGCAGATGACCCCGCAGGCCCGCGAGCGGCTGGGCAAGGCCGGTGCCGATTACCTGGAGGCCATAGACACCATCGCCGACACCTACGAGTTCCGCGATGTGTCTGGCCGGGCTGTCGCGCGTCGGCAGAGCCTGCGGCAGTGGGTGGAAGCCCGCCAGGCAGACGACGACCTGACCGCGGTGAGCGATGCGCTGCTGGCCCGGGTCGAAGCGGAAAGCGTGACGAACTACGCCGACCTGCCGATTACCGAGTTCCGCGAACTGCACGACGCGGTGACCAACATCGCGCGTCTGGCCAAGCTGAAGAACAAGCTGCTGAGCAACAAGGACCAGCGCGACTGGGAGAGCGCGCAGGCGGAGCTGGCCGGTGCCATTCGTGGTGCGATCGCTGAAGGCAAGCCGCTGCCGCTCTCCGACGCGGACCTGACGGCGATGCAGAAGGTGGGCGCCACCTACACCGGCCTGATGGACTGGGTGCTGCGCCCGGAGACCGTGGTCGAGTGGCTGGACGGTGGCGAGACCGGCCCGTGGCACGACTTCCTGTGGAACCAGGCCGAGGCAGCGCAGCAGCAGCGGATCGAGCTGCGCAACCGTGTGGGCGGCATGCTGGAGCAGACCATGAAGGCCCTGACCCCTGCGCAGCGGGCGGACCTCAACCGCCTGGTGTACGTACCGAGTCTGGGTCGGTCGCTGTCGAAGAACACGATCGTGGCGGTGGCGCTGAACATGGGCAACGCTGGCAACCGCGACAAGCTGATGCGCGGCGGGTTCATCGGCAAGAACGCCGAAGTGGTCCAGTTCACCCCGCAGAACATCGCGGAAATGCTCGGACACCTCACGCCGGCCGATGCGCAGATGGTGCAGGGCATCTGGGATGCGGTGAACAGCCTGTGGCCGGACATCGTCGAGCAGCAGCGCCGGCTGTCGGGCGTTGCACCCGAGCAGGTCGAGCCGATGCCGCTGATCTTCACCGCGGCGGATGGCTCGACGGTCAGCCTGCGCGGCGGCTACTACCCGGCGGTGTACGACCCGCGGGCGGGTGCCGGCGGCGTCAAGCAGGCGCGCGCGGCGGAGGAACAGATCATGGGCGGAACCTTCAGCCGCGCCATGACCAGCAAGGGCCACACGAAAGAGCGCACCGAGTACGCAGCGCCGATGCTGCTGGACTACCACCGCGTGCTGTCGCGGCACTTGAACGACGTGATCACCGACGTATCCCACCGCGGCTACGTGAAGCAGGCGCTGCGGGTGCTGGAAGACCAGGAGCTGAAGAACCTGATCCAGCAGCGGCTGTCGGAGGGGGCGTATCACGCGCTCTACGGCAGCGTGAAGAACGCGGTGCGCGGCGCATCGGTGTCGGAACCCGGCTCCAGCATGGCCGAGAAAATCGGCGATGCCGTGCTGACCAACACCGCCGTTGCGGCGCTGGGCTTCCGGCTGCCGCTGGTATTCGCCAACACCGTGGTGGCGCCGATCCAGGCGGCGGCGCGCGTCGACCCGAAGTACCTCGCCACTGGCTACGCGGCGTACTACCGCAGCCCGGGCAAGATGACGGAAATGATCCACTCGCTGTCGCCCTTCATGGAGGAACGCGCCAACTCGCTGGATTCGTCCTATCAGGTCGTGCTGGGCAAACTGTCGGGGAAGCGCGGCATCCGCGCTGCTGCGATGAAGATGGCCATGGAGGTGCATCGTTGGACGGTGCCACTGGCCGAGCGTGCGATCTGGTTGGGGCGCTACCAGCAGGCTCAGGCGCAGGGCGTCAGCATCGACGAGGCGGTGCGCTTGGCCGACAAGTCGATCCGTACCACCCAGCAGGCCGGCGCGCCGAAGGACCTCAGCGCCGCCGAGCGTGACCCCCGTTACAAATGGGTGCGCATGTTCATTGGCCCCATGATCATCATGAACAACCGGCTGCAGGAATCTGGCTTGCGCGGCCTGTACCTGGGCCGCGTGCAGTCACCGGCCCGGGCATTGGGCACCTGGTTGTCGGCTGGCGTCCTGTCCAATGCGGTGTTCGAGCTGCTGATGATGCGTGGCCCAGATGGTGGCGACGACGACGAGAAGGGTTGGGACGATTGGAGCAGCTGGCTTGCACGCAAGACTCTGCTGTTCCCGTTCCAGACGATCCCGCTGCTGCGCGATGTTGCCGGCGGCATCGATGCTGCGATCGAAGGCAAGCCCAGCATGGGCCGCCCCAACCCGATCGTGGACGCCGGTGTGGCGCTGGCGAAGTTCGGCCAGACGGCATGGAAGGAGGGCCGTGACTGGATCGCCGACGACGACGAGCCCGACGCGGAAAAGCTGATCAAGACCGGCGTGCGCGCCGCCGGTCCGCTGACGGGCATTCCCAGCAATCAGATGCTGACCACCGGCGAGTACCTCTACGACGTCGGCACCGGTCAGTACACGCCGGACAACCCAGCCGAGGCGGCCGCCTACCTGATGTACCGCCGACCCAAGGACGAGCAGTAAACGACCACGCCCAGCCCCGCATCTGCGGGGCTTCTTCTTTCTGGAGCCGATGCACCCATGACCATTTCCGCCAATGACCGCCGCAAGACCTACGTGGGAAACGGCGTCGCCACCGCGTTCAACGGGCCGAGGGCGTTCCTGTCCAGCCACATCCAGGTGTTCACCGGCACGCACCCGGTCTACAACCTGGTGCCGCCGGCGCAGTACACGGTAGCCGGGCTGCGTCAGCCGGCCAGCAAGGTGACCTTCAACGTCGCGCCCGCGCTGAATGCCGACATCCTGATCCTGCGCACGGTCCCGATGGACCAGCCGACGGACATCACCAACCAGGGCGCATTCCTGCCGGAGATCCACGAAGACGCTTTCGACTACCGGGTGATGCAGCTGCAGCAGGTGCTGGACAACGGCATGCAGCTGGTCCAGGACCCGGTTACGGGCGAGTTCGTCTGGGACGCCAAGGGCAGCCGCATTACCAATGTGGGCGACGCCACGGCCTTGGCGGACGCCCTGAACCTTCGCAGTGCGCTGGTGCTGATCGAGCAGATCCAAGGTGGTGGAGGCACGATCGGAATCACGCCGCGGCTGTGGACGTTCGAGGGCGACGGGGAGGTGACCGACTTCCCTCTGGCCGGCGCGGACGTGCTGAGCCCGCTGTTCTACGACACCGCAGTCGAGATCACTGCCGGTGCTGGGAACTACAAGGTGTCCCGCCCGGTCGATGCGGCAGGGGTAGGGGAGTTCCTGATCGTGCCGGGCGTCGATGGTGCACCGCCGGCGATTCGGTTCAAGGTGCCGCTGGCTGACGGCGTTCAGGGCTTCACGACGTTGCGCGGCTACGCCAGGCCGTGGATCGGTGAACCGCCGGTCTACACGGTTGCGCCGCGGATCGTCAGCGTCACCGGCAACACCACGCTGGCCGGGGACATGCACAACACCCTGATCCTGGCCAACTCGGCCACGCCGATCACCCTCACCATGCGGGCGAACACGGGCGGCAGCGCCGACTGGAAGGAAGGGCAGTTCTTCTCGGTTGCCCAGATGGGAGCCGGGCAGGTCACGCTGGTGGCCGAAGGAACCGGCCAGGTCATTGCCGCTACTGGATTCAGCGCGAAAACTCGCGTTGTTGGATCTCCTATCAGCGCCTCCTGCATCGCGCCGGATGCTGGTACATGGCTGGCCTCTGGCGACCTGCTGAGGACTGTGGAAACGCCAGACAGGATCGTGATCGAGCTGGAGGACCGCAGCGCCCTGATCGGAACGAACATCGGCACCGGCACCGCGAAGGATAGCTACTTCATGCCATTCGGCATGGTGCTGGACTCGGTGGTTGCAGGTGGCTGCTATGCCAGCCTCGCGGTTGCCCAGGCAGCGGGAACCGTACTCACGGTGGACGTGAACCGCAACGGGACCAGTATCTTCTCGACTCGGCTCACCTTCGACAACAACGAGCGGACCACCACGACCGCAGCAACGCCGGCGGTTTACGCGCCAGGCGGTGACGTCCTTTTTTCGGGTGATGAGATCACCATCGACGTTGACCAAGTTGGAAACGCGTTGGCGAAGGGGCTGCGGGTGTATTTGGTCGGCCGGAGGGCGTGAACATGCGGATCTTCGATAGGCCTGACCTCGACCAGGTTTCCGGCCGCCTCGCCATGTTCATTGACGGGCAGCTGCCTGTTGCGAAGCCGGGAGACGCATACCAGGGCCGGCTGAAGCTGCACAACCCGATCGGCGGTGTTTCGGTGGCGATAATCGACGGCGACCCGCTTCCCAACGGATCGGGCATCGCCTACGACGCGGCAGCCGGTGAGATCGTGCTGTCCTGGCCCGCCTACCTCGAAACTGCTGCGGTGATCCCCAACCCCGGTTTCGAGGATGGGGACACCATGTGGCAGAAGGGGCCTGGCTGGGTCATCGGAACCGAGAATCCACCGGTCGGTGCCAGGGCTGCGAGGTACTTGGACGCCTATGGCAGTTCCCTGATCGAGAACGTCGCGCGGTACCCGACGATCCCCGGCCGCGCCATCTCCGCAACCTGCGCAGTGCGGCAGGGGGCCAGCTCCGAAGGAAACGCGGGCGCTGCTGTCCAGCTGCAATGGCGCCGCAGCACCGGGGAGCTGGTCGCGACGAGCGAGGGGAATGCGGTCATGTCCGCATCGAAGAATCGGGTGTACCCGTCCACCGTGGCCGCAGTTCCGCCTGAGCCGGGCCTGTTCGTCAATGTCGCTGCCCGCGGGATCAGGCATCGGGAGAACAAGGCCCTCTTCGTGGATGAGTTCACCTGGACTCACCAGCTGGTCTCTGGCATCGACCAGGAAGCGACATTCAACCTCACCATCCAAGCCAAGGATTCGGCAGGCCGGAGCGCCATCTGGCGTGGCCAGGTGAAGGTGATGTACGGGGACGACTACTACGCCAGTGTGGTGCTGCTGCTTCACTTCGACCCGGTGTACGTGCGACCTGATGGCACATTCATCAACTCTGCGCCTCTGCCCCACAGCAACTTGGTGATCCAGCCAGGCGGCTGCCAGATCGTGCCGGGGCGCTTCGTCGATGGCGTGGCAAATCCCGATCCGGGGGCCGGTGTCTACTACGTGTCTTCGCCGGTGTTCGCAGTTGGAACTGGCGACTTCACTGCCGAGTGCTTCGTGCGATGCTCAGCGGCTCCCGCCGGGCTTGGTTCGATCATCAGCTTCTATCAGGACGCCCGTAGAACCTGGAAGCTGGCTGCGGATTCTGCTGGCAGGCTTGTGCTGGTTGACTTCAATGCCCCCCTGGTTTCGTCCGTCGCAACGATTGCCGATGGGCAATGGCACCACGTCGCGGTGAGCCGCGTTGCCGGCGTGGGGCGGATCTTCGTTGATGGCTTGATGTCTGGCCAGGTCGCAATGCCGCAGTCCTACGACTACAGCGGCACGCCCTTCACCATTGGCTGCGACAAGATCAATGGCGTCCTCGTGCCTGGCACCCAGCTGGTCGGAACGTTCGACGAGGTCCGGTTTACCAAGGGTGTGGGGCGCTACACGGCAGACTTCACGCCACCCCATGTTGCGTTCCCCAATCGCGCACCGGGCTGACGCGACCAAACAAGGCAGGGGGAGCCAGAGTCGACCCTGCCTCATTCAACTTGCAGCAGCAGGTCCTCGCGGTTGTTCCGCGGCGTGTTCACTGCGCGGCTCACCCGGTAGGCCTCCATCGCCGGCGGCTCGCTGGCCAGCAGCATGGCCATGGCGTCGTCGGGGCTGGAGGCCATCCATTCATCGATCTGGCCGGCCTGCAGCCACACCGGCATGCGGTCGTGGATGTCGGCCGAAACGCCGCTGCTGTCGCCGGTGATGATGGTGAAGGTGCCCAGGTTGCCGTCGGGCAGCAGTGGACTGGTGTCCTCCCACAGGCCAGCGGCCAGCAGCGGCCCCGTGGCGTGGATGAACCAGGGGTCTTTCTTCCCGTCCCCGGGGCTGACCGACCACTCGTAGTAGCCGGCCATCGGAATGACGCAGCGGCGCTTCTTAAAGGCCGACCGGAAGGCGGGCTTGGTGGCCACCGTCTCGATCCGGGCGTTGATGGTCGAGCCCTGCAGGCCCTTGGCCTTGGCCCAGAACGGCAGAAGGCCCCACGCCAGCCGGGTGACCTGCCGGCCTTCGCCGCGGTCCAGGATCACCGAGGCGCGCTGTGTCGGCGCGAGGTTGTAGCTGGGCTGGATCTCGGCCAGGCCATGGGCAAGGTCAGCCAGCCCCGGCTGGCCGAAGTCGATCACGGGGAGCTGGACGAATCGGCCGCACATGGCCGGAGGGTAGCCCGGCCGGCCGTGCCCGGGGCGTGTAGGGACACCCCGACCCGACAGGGCGAGGTTGCCCGATGGTGTCGGCGGGGCAGGGCGGGCATCCTGACTTCGCCGGATCCGGGGCCGCAGGCAGCTCAACCCGGGGGCGCGTGAGCAGCGCCGCGCCGGCACCAACGTGTCAAGACTGGCCCTGATACGGCCGTCCGCGTTAGCATCCCGTCCCCCTCTGGCGGTGCCGGGGCAATTGGATACACTACCCCGCATGACGAGCATCACCATCCCCGGTGGCCTGCTGGTTGCCATCGAGGGAATCGATGGGGCCGGCAAGTCGACCTTGGCCAAAGGCCTGACCGAGCGGCTTCGCGCCCATGGCGTGGCCGTTTCGACCAGTAAAGAGCCGACCAATGGGCCCTGGGGCACCAAGCTTCGCCAGTCCGCTGAATCGGGCCGACTGAGTCCGGAGCAGGAAGTCGAATATCTGCTGGCTGACCGCCGCGATCACGTCGAGCAGTTCATCGAACCGGCTCTGCAGCGCGGCGAGGTGGTGATCCTCGACCGCTACTTCCCTTCCATGGTGGCCTACCAGGGGGCCGCCGGGCTGCCGGTGGAGGACCTGTCGAAGGCCAACGACTTCGCGCCCCGGCCACATCTGATGCTGCTGCTCGACGTTGAGCCGGCCACTGGCCTGGAACGTATCCGCGCACGTGGGGATAGGCCGAACCACTTCGAGAACGAAGAGAATCTGGCCCTGTGCCGGCAAATCTTCTTGGGCATGGCTGAGCGGACGAAGTGTGTGATCGATGCCTCGAAGTCGGAAGCGGATGTTCTTGAGGACTCCTATGTCCAGCTCATCCGCCAGTTCGCGCAGAACATCGGCGGCCTGACGCTGGAGAACATCGAGAAGGTTGGCACCCTGATGGAAGGGCGGCTGGCTTAATCCGGTCAGGATTCAATCGCAGCATCTGCGACGCCCGGCCGTATCCTTCCGGCCATGCTTCCCTCGCATGGCTACCAAGGTTTCCGCACCGCCCCGATCCCCTCTGGCTGGGTTCAGACCGGGGAGCGCTGGGCGCTCTGGTACAACGGCCGCGAGACGGCCAGCGTCACGCCCGATGGCGGTCCTGGGGTCCGGCTATGGATGGAAGGCCAGAAGATGTGGCAGGTGAAGGAAGTGCGCGCGGCCAACGTTCGACAGGCGAAGCGCTACGCCGAGCGCTGGTGCGCAGCCCGGCTGTATCCCGAACTGCCTCTGCGCGAGGCCGTCGCCCGGCTGACCGACTGCACGCCGATCCAGCTGCCCCCGCCACTGCCTGGCCTGCCTCCAACCCGCGAGCAGCGGCAACAGGCCCGGCGCCTGGCTGAGGCCGGAGCGAAGGAGATCGAGCGGATCAAGGCAGCGCTGGAACCGCGCAAGCCGCCGGCGGAGACGAAACCCCGCGCGAGGGACGTCCGCAGCAAGGCGCGGTTGAGGGCAGGGCTGGAGCAGATGCGGCGGGGCGTGTAGGCCGGGCCGGGCTGCACCCTATCCCTTCGTAAGTGATTGATCGGATTGGGGTGCGATCTGCACTTTTGGGAGGCCCCGCGCAGGCCTTAAACCGTTACAGATCAACAGGATGTGCCAATCAGTGACGATGCCTGGGGGGCAGAGGGTCGTCGGTTCGAATCCGGCCGTCCCGACCACTGTGATGAATCAAGAAGCCTGCGCAGCAATGCGTGGGCTTTTTTGTGCGCGCTGCTGATGCCGATGATCAGTCTTCAGCGAAGCGGTAGATCAGCTCCGGGTCGCCGTCATCCAATCCGTGCACGATGCCGCTGTCGATGAAGCCCGACGCAACGAGCAGGCGCTGCATGCCGATGTTGGAGGCATTGGTCGAGGTGAACAGCTTGCCGCGACCGCGCCGTGCGATCGCGTGTCGCAGCAGTGCGGTACCAATGCCGTGGCCGCGGCGTTCGCGCGCCACCATCAGCATCTCGACGAAGGCCTCGCCGAAGAAGTGGTGATGCATGACCAGGTAGCCGACGACCCTGCCGTCCTGCTCGGCGACATACACGCTGCCGTGTGCCAGCCAGTTGCCAATCTGCATGATCCGCTCTGGATCAATGGCTGCCACGCTGTCGAGCGCGATCAAGGCATCCGCGTCCTGGGGGCTGCCGTTACGCAGGCGCGGAGAACGGGACGTCTGGCTCATCGCGGGCGGAGCTGCAGCAACAGACCGCCACCCGATACAAAACAGGCGAGCAGGACGATGATCGACAGCGGCAGGTGGAATTCATTGCGACCGAGCAGGGCAAACGCCAGGTGGATCAGCGCCGTGCCAATGCCGAGCGCGCCACAAACCAATGCATAGCCGCGCGCCGTGGATGTACCCAGCAGGGCATGGCGATAACCCCAAAGCACGGCGCCGACTGCGAACAGGTTGAACAGCAGGAAGCCCTGGATGCCGCCGGGCACATGGAACATGGTCCATTCCTGCCAGAACGCAGCGTCGATCTGATGCAGGA